GACGCTGCCGTCCGAGCTCATAAGAAGGCTCAGCGCGTCGATACTGCTGCTCAGATTGCGGGCATCACTAGCGCCGTTCACTTCGACGGTGCTGCTAAGCAGGGCGAGGAAATCGACCTGGCCTCCGAGCTCGCATCGCTCAACCAATATTACAAGGATGCCCACCGCAGCCCGGTGGGAAAGGGGATTGAATAATGACCCAATATAACTACATCCCGACGGCTGGCAATCTCGGCGCACGCGCTACCACGGACCGTATTTGCTCCGTCTCCCGCGTCTATGCCGGTCAGCCCCAGGTATCCACGCTCACCGTTGCAGGCACTGCTACCGATGGCACCTACAGCGTAGAGTTTCAGGACCTTCCGGTGGATAATATCACCGTCGAGGTTGTACGCGCCGGCGGCGTTCCTGCTACCAATGATGACATTGCAGCAGCGTTTGCCACCGCGATCAACGGAGACGATCAGCTCCGGTCGTTTTTCCTTGTGACCGTCGCAACCAACGTTGTGACCATCACGGCACGCGCAAACGGTGACGCATTCACACTTGCGAATGTGACCGCTCCTGCACCCGGTACTCTTGCCGCTGCCACCACGCAAGCCGCCGCTCCTGCGAACCTTCCCATGGGTGTCGCGGTTGCTCTTAGCGGCAACGGTGACAAGCAGATTGTGCAGCCTGATGGCGTTACAGCTTTCGCTATCCAGGGCATCACCTGGGACGGCGACAGCAAAACCGATCAAACGGTTGTCCCCACGCTCGGCACTCAGGGCGAGTTCGTTCCTAGTTTCGCGGCTGGCTCGATGGTCCCTGTGGCCAAATCCGGCGTGATCTACGTTGCCCCTGAAGTTGACGTAGCAGCAGGCGATCCCGTCTTTGTGCGTGTGACCGCTGCCGGCGCTGAGGTTCTCGGCGCACTTCGTAACGATGCAGACGGCGGCGACGCTGTTCAAATCCAAGCCCAATGGGAATGGGACGGAGCTGCTAACCAGCCCACTGCCGTGCGGCTGAACCTCCCGGGAGGCGCATAAGATGACTATTCAACCCCGTTATTACGCTGATTCCATCCGCAAACTGAAAGCCAAAATTCAGCGCGTTCACGGTGCCGATAGTGTTTTCGTGGAGCAGATGACCACCGAAGTTTTGTCGGAGGTGTTCAAGAAGCGATACGAAATGCACAAGTTTGTCGGCGGCGGACTTATGCCGCTCGATACTAGTGCGGACGCAGGTGCGCTTGCAGTCGCATGGGATGACGTTGGATACACCGGCGATCAAGGCGATGGCTTTGTTTCCGATGTCGCCACCGATATTCCCACTGTTGACGTGAACCTGGAGCGCAAAAGCAATCCGGCTCATACCCTCGCTACCGCATACAGCTACAGCGATACGATGATCGACACCGCTCGCATGTCGGGCAACTACGATCCAATCGTCGACAAGGCTGATCGCGCGCGTGAGGAATGGGAGCGCAAGCTGAACAACGCTATCCGGTTCGGCTCGCCTGACAAGAACATCCCAGGCTTCTATCGCCACCCGGATATCTCGACTGCGGTTGCCACTACTGGCAACTGGCAGGCCGCTACCGCTCAGCAGATTGTTCAGGACTTCTCTGAAGCCGTTGACGCAATCATGCAGAACACTGACGGAGTCGGTGCCCCCACTGCTGCCGTGTTCGACATTCCTATTTGGCGACGGATTGAGACTCTGCAAAACAGCGTTGCAAGCGATATCAGCGTTCTGGAATACCTCCAGCGCACTCATCGCAGCATTACCACCTGGACGTGGGACGCTGGCCTGCTTGGCCAGGGCGACGGCGGAACTAACTGTTGCATGATCTACCGCAACGACCGCCAGACCATGCGCGCACTGCTGCCCAAGGGTATGACCCCCAAGGGCCCGCAAGAGATGGGCCTTGCTTACAAAACGTTCTTCTGGGGTCGTTATGCAGGACTCGCCATCCCGCGACCGCTTGAGGTTGTTCGCTTGGAGGGCCTCTAGGCCATGCCTAAAGTCCGTAACAACACGCCTAGCAGGCGATCGATTGGCAAGTATCAGATCCTCCCCAAACAGGAGGTTGAGATTCCGGCCGATGTTATCGACGCCTATCAGGCCAAGGGCCCGGGTATCAAGCGATTGTTTGATTCCGGTATGCTCACCGTCAAGGGTGCCGGGCGTGTTGTGCGGATGGAATCCGCCCCGGTAAACGTTGCCCCTGAGTCTGAAGAGAAACCTGCGAAGAAAAAACGCGGGCGAAAAAAGAAGACTGAGGAGACGGACGCTTGAGCGGATCTGCGCCAGCCACGGTTGCCGATGTGTTGGCGCTAGTGCCATCGGCGGGGGATGTAGGTTTCCCGTCGAATGGCACGATCTCCGTATTGTCTACGCCAGTTCCCCCGGGCACGACAATCACCTATAAGGGGCTTACGCTCACCGCAATAGCGGGAGCTAGGACCAGCGGGGCAAACGACTTTGACGGCTCGCTAGGGACCGCAGATGCCATCTTGGCAGATATCCTAGCGGCCATTCAGGACCCGATGAACATGTGGGCAACTTCGGTGACTGCCCTTTCGTCCGCGGGTTCAATCCTGCTGACCACGGTTGCGGTTGGCTACAATTCATTCGGCGACTTGCTAAGCAGCGATGCGAGCATTGTCACGGCCGGAATGGCTGGGGGCGAAGTGCTTATCGGCTCGCTACTGGCCACGGCAACTAGCATGGTGAACGCCCATTGTTGGGGCGAGAAGACCTGCGACGCGACTGTGTATCTGACGCTGCATTTCTTGGCGACCACGATCGGCGGGATACCCGGTTCTCTTGGGCCGACTAGTTCGATCAAGATCGCCGACATTCAAAAGACCTACGCCATCGCCACGCCCACGGATGCGCTCTATGGGTCCACGCAATGGGGCCGCATGTATACGATGCTGTATGACACCGTGTTTTGCAGCGGCACTACAGGCGGCAGCGTATGCCTAGGGGTTGTTTGCTGATGTGGGGAGCATTCTCGCGGGCTGACTGGCTCGATGTCTTTACGATGTCGAGCAAGCGGCCAAGCATCGCTGAGCCTGATTACATTGGGCCGTTAGATGAGCTGCGCATGGCCGCGGCCAATATCGGCGTGCGAGTGCTCGATCTGCGAGAGCATGACCGGACCGTCGACTATAGGCCGAAGGATAGGTGCGAGCAGGACGGCCACGATTTCGGAGCGTGGGGTTACTTCCGCGGCGATGAGCCGAAGAAGAACGTCCCCAAGCGCGCGAAGTCACGTGGTGTGATCCCATGGGAAAAGCTCACGGGCATCATGCTGCATATCACTGCGGTCAAGATGGCGGCTCCGCGCTTCCTTGGCACGCCTGTGCAAACGGGGATTTCGGATTCTGGCGATATCGTCCTGTGCCATCCGATCAACGCTAAGCTGTGGCACGGACACGCGGCAAATAGCTTTACGTGTGGCATCGAGGTTAGCTCCAAGTCCGGAGAGATTAGCGGTGTTCAGGGCGAAGCATTGCGCGCGCTGATTCGATATATCCATGATGAGCGGCAGGAGAATCACCGCGGCCAAATGGTCATCATGGGGCATCGCCAGTCGCACAGATCCCGCGTGAATGACCCGGGTCCCGATGTATGGCATGCGGGCGCGGAGTGGGCGATCAATGAGCTTGGCATAAAGGTGGGTCCCGTTGTCGGAAGCGGCAAGGATATACCCGCGGAATGGAGAGAACCGTGGGTGTCCGTGTAATCAAAAACGACATTCCAAAGCTGATCAAGCGCGTAAAAGAGCTTGAGGCGATGACCATCACGCTCGGCTATCAGGGCGAGACGGGCTCGGAGCGATACAACACGGGAATCACCGTTGCGCATAACGCCGCTATTCAAGAGTTCGGCTATGGCCCCGGAAACATTCCTAAGCGGCCGTTCATGATGCGCACTGTGCAGCAGAAGGAGCAGGAGATCCGCGAGATCATGTCGCGGGCCTGCCAGAAGGTGGTCACGCTCAAAGATCTGCCCGAGCAGGCCATGATCGATGCTGCGATCGAGATCAAGGAATTCTTTGTAGACATGATCGACACTGCCGATTCATGGGCCAAGGCCAACGCGCCTGTCACCATCGCGCGCAAGGGGCACGACAAGCCGCTGACCGGTGGCGCACCTCCTGACGATGGGCCAGTGCGAAAGCTCAAGGAAAACTTCACATGGGCAGTAAGGCTCAAAGGGCGGATCATCGCTGAGGGTAGATAATGGCTAACCCAGTAAACATTTTCGATTTCGCCGGCGAGGATCTCGCTACGTTCCTCGCTAAGCTGGTCAGCGATGGCAACTATGGGGACGTGTTCGGAACGCTCAAGCAGGACATGCCTACACAGGAGGCGACTGCTACCGATATCTACCAATATGGCGGGCAGCTATTCTCGAATGGCGTCGACGATTTCATCCAGGCGTCCTACCCGTACATCCGCCAAATAGCGATAGGTGGTGCGGCCGGGCGGTGGGATGAGTCGCTTGCAAACGGTCCAAACTCAAACGGCGAAGATCGCTATACGACTGAGGGCGATCACCACACCTATTCGGAGGTTGCTGGGCCACTAGCCGACGCAACGATTGCTCCGGTGTATCCGGGGGCGCCACCGACATCGCAGGCCGACCCCAACTTCGATGGCGAGTTCGTCATGGTGGGTACTCAGCCGGCGGCAGGGGGTGGCGCATGGCATGATGTGGGCACCATTTACACACTAGGCACGCCTGCGGCCAATGTTGACGCGCAGATCATGCTTGAGTGGCGTGGGGCTCGCAAAGCGACGACTGGGACGGCAGCGAGCTCGATGGGCAAGCTAGAAGAAATCTGGGAGTTCAACGGCGCATCGTGGTCATTGCTTCGCAGCGATACCGTATGGCCCGAGATCTCAGGCGTGTTCCGATTCCTCAATGCGGGCTCAGGAGCCATCAAGCTGCAATGCGCGGATATGAACGGACCGGCATCTAGGGCGCGCGGTGTGATCCGATTCCAAGTGATTGAAGGGCGGTCAGGCATCTAATGGCATCCAAAGTCCCACAGTGGAAGTTTGACGACCTGACGGAGCGCAACGCCGCTACTGATGTGCAGTCAGGCGAGTATTGCCTAGTTGTCTCTGAAGATAAGTTCTATTTGTGGAACGGAGTCACATGGGACGATGTGACGGCCGTACCGGACTTGCACGCGACTAGCCACCAAAACGGCGGAAGCGATGAAATAAACGTGGCCGGGCTCAGCGGCGTTCTCGCTGACCCGCAAACTCCTGCTGCGCATGCTGCATCGCACCAAAACGGTGGTGGGGACGAAATAAATGTTGCTGGCCTTAGCGGAGTATTGGCCGATCCTCAGACTCCCGCAACGCACGCTTCAAGCCATGAAAACGGCGGCGGCGATGAGATAAATGTAGCCGGTCTCAGTGGGGTTCTTGCGGATGCTCAGACGCCTGCCGCTCACGCATCCACGCACTCAAGCGGTGGAAGCGATCCGATTGATCATGGCAATCTTGCCGGCCTAGGCGATGCTGCCGATCACACATGGGCAGCCCTCGTCGACGGCACCCGCAACATCACGGGTGACCAGGTGTTTGAGGCTGACGTACAGGTAGACGGCGAGTTATATGTTGGGACGGATGGCACACTAAGCACCGCGCCCTTTCAGTTCGTCGGCGGTAACTCCATGATCGCAATCTCCGATGTGGGGACTGACGCGACCAACAAGTCCGCGCGCATTGGGTGCCTGCACTATACGAACGGTGAGCAGCCGGCCGCTATGCTGTTCTGCGCGTCACAGGCTAGCGAGAACATCGGCTTCTTTGGCGGCGGTACAAGCACGATGAACGCGTGCACGGAGCTGCGATTTGTCACGGCGGCCAACAATACCACCACCACCGGGACAGTCCGTGTCACCATCGACTCAGATGGACACATGGCGGCCACGCAAAATGTCACGGCTGATGGGCAGCTGCGCGGGGGTTCCTCCACGGCCACCGTATCCGGCACCGCCGTCACGCTGGATTTCGACAACGGCAACTCCATCGAGTTCGATGCTCAGCCGGCAACGGGGGATATCACCGTCACGCTCGACAACATGCAGGACGGCGGCATTTATTACGCGGTGTTCCTTCAGGGCAGCACGGCGCGTACGCTGACGTTTACGGCTTCCGGCCTCACCATTAAGTGGTCGTCCAGTGACCCGGATAACAACGGGGGCGGCACACAGCCGTCAGCCATCGGCTTCAACAACCGCTACGACATCTACAAATTTCATCGAGTGGGCAGTAACGTGTTTGCCGTCCTAGATTGGCGCGACGAGCTTTCTCCGGGCTAGGGCTATGGGCAACACGGTACAGGTTGAGTCAGGCGAGCTGCATGAGATCCGTGCGACGCTGCACGGAGTCATGATGCATATCGAGGATTCCGATAAGCGCCGCGACGAGAATCGCATGAAGCTGATTAAGTGGGGCGCTCCTCTGCTAGCCACGCTGCTAGGAGGCTCAGGCTATGGCGTCAAGCTCATGGCTGATGAGCCTGCCGAGATTGTCGAGCGAAATGCCGATGAGGTAATGGCCACCGTGGTCGCCGAGCGCGATAAGAACCTAGAGCGGCTCGATAAGGTGGAAGACAAAGTGGAGCGGCTAGGCCGCGCGCATGTCGAGACTGAGCTGCGCCAGTATGAACAGATCGAATGGATCGCCGACAAGATCGACAAGGCCCACCCCAAGGCATCCGTTGAAAAGCCAGATTCGCTCAAGGAGTACGAGCAGCGCATTGAGAAAAAGCGCAAAGACCAAGCTGTAAAGGACCTGCTAGGCGAATGAGCTTGACCGATACATTCATGCTTATCGATGACCCGGATATGAGGATCCCGGGCGGCTTGACTGTATCGCGTACTAGCAAAACGACTGCCCAAGATCAGTATGGCCGATTTGCACAGAATCCAGCAGTCGACTTTCTTGTTCAGCCAATCATGGTGCATGAGGCTAGCGGCCGCGACTTGCAGCAGCTTCCTGAGGCTGATCGCCAAGTTGAGACGATAAAGACCTACACCAAGGCTCGGCTTTACTGCGATGAGGGATTCCAGGATTTCGTCAACTACCATGGCCGAATCTGGAAAGTGACTCGCGTGGAAGACTATTCCATTCAAGGCGGCGGCTATGTCTGCCTCGCACAGCTCAAGGAGCGGATTGATTCATGATCCAGGCTCCCCCGATACGCTATGACCGCATGCGAGCATGCCTGCAAGCGGTGATGTCCGACGCGCTAGGGCCTGACGCGACGGTCAAGTGGGGCCACGATTCCACGCAGCGCGATCTAACTAAGGGCGACCTGCTCTCAATGCGCGTGATCGGGGGGCCGAATACAGACAGCGCATGGCGCGGACGATTCGCCATCTCCAGTCCGCTGACGATTTCCTATGTGATCGACACAGCGACGGCCGGCGAGCTTTATAGCCTCTACGTCAATCATCATCCCTATCGCTATGAGGCGCAGGGCGGCGATGGCGTGGACGATATCCGAGACGCTCTGCTCGCTCTTTTGGTCGGCGATAGCATGAGCCCTTTCACGGCGGTAGCGGGAGGCGCGGGGGAAATCGTAATCACGGGCGATTTCGTTGGGGCATTATGGCAGTCGCATATACTCCCGCTGCCGCTGTGGACTGTAACCCCATCGAGCGAATCGGCTTGCGTTGTCCAACAGCGACAGAGCTATACGACGCTCAGATTTGAATGCTTCTCCAAAGGGGTCGACATTTGGGACGGGGCACACATGCTCATGTCTAAGGTAATGGCGGCCTTCATGCAGCAGGGTTACCAGACCACATTTGACGATTTTGGAGTGTCGCCACAAGCCCGCGGGAATGTGCTTGACCTAAGTGCAATCGCGGGCGATACGTGGGAAACGCGCACTGCCATGGATGTGCAAATCGGCCTTGAGCATGTGACCACAGAGCCGACAGAAATCATCGAATCTGCTACCCTCACAACAGTTTTCAGGACGCCAACGGGCGACCCGATTTTCACCACAGAGACAACCATCAGCTAAGGATTCACCATGCCTGATATCCCAATTTCAACCTTTATTGATGTGACGGTGAACCTACAGGGCGCCGTCGCTGATACATTCAACTTCGGCGTCCCTATGGTCGTCGATGAGCATACTGTTACGGTCAATCGACAGGACGGCCCATATACATCACTAGCCGCCGCGGTTGCTGCCGGATTTACTCAGGCTGCGACGCCTGAGATTTACGAGGCAGTTGGCCAGATCTTCGCGCAGACGCCCACCGTGTCTAGCGTCATGATCGGCCGACGTGATGCCGGCGACGCTGATTTGACGGCATCGCTTGACGCCATTTTCGCGGATGACCCGACTACTTGGTATTGCACCGTGATTACCACGCGTACTGATACCGATGTCGAGGACTTGGCCGACTGGCACCAGACAAACGGAGGGGGCGACTTTCCCAAGATTGCAATCGCGCAGACCTCTAGCGCTGCAATGCTTGCGGGCACCCCGGGCAACATCGGCGAGACGCTTCGCACTGCGAGCTACAACCGATGCGCGCTTATCTATCACGCGACCGATGCGACGGCGTTGGATGCTGCATGGGTGGGCCGATGCCTCGCTTTCGATCTCGATGGGGTCAACAGCGTGGGAGATTGGGCTTACAAGCGTCTTAGCGGGCCAACTGGAGACGGCCTGACATCGGCTCAGGTGAACAACGTGCAAACGGAGAATGCGTCATTCTTCGGTCCTGCGAAGGGGCTAACGTTCACGTTCGACGGCAAGATGCCTATCGGGGCGCCTCAGTTCATCGACACGATCACCACGGCCGATTGGGTCAAGGTGCGTTCGCAAGAGGCATTCCTAAGCGCCCGCGTGGGTGCGACCACCATGATCCCGTTTGATGATCCGGGCATCCAATACCTAGGCGGTAAGTTCCAGGAGGTTGCGGATAGGGGCGTAACTGCTGGTCACTTCCTAGGCGAGCGCAGCGGAGCGCCTAACCCCGAGGTGATTGTGCCGCTTCTCAAGGATGTAAGCGCTACGGATCAAGCTAATCGCAATATCCGGGTGACCATGAATGTGCTCAAGCGCAACAGCATCCTGACCTGTAACCTGACGATCAACATCGGCCTGACTGGAGTCTAAGATGGCAAATCGCAACTATGGCAACGACAAAATCGCGGCGTCCTGGCTTGATCTAAACGATATCCGGGAAGGATGCGTAGGCGACGGCGACTGGTTCACTGATTCCGGCCGTGAGAATCCCGCATTCGTGAGCACTGCCGACCGTGCGGGCAACACCACGCAAAGCTATGACAATCGGCGGCAGGGTGGATTTACGCTCAATGTGCTGCGATCTTCTCAGCTGTTTACTCAGCTCCAGACGATTCACCGCAACGACCGCATCAGCCGCAATCAGGTGGGCAACTTTACTGTCACGGACCTGAACAAGAACGAGAAATACGTCTATGTGAACGCGCGCATTAGCACTATGCCGCCGCTGACGTTCGGTCCTGAGGTGCAGGCGGTGCCGTTTGAGTTCATCTATGAGCGGCTTGACGTTCCGCAGAGCGTCGTTGACAACATCATCGGGGCCTAATGTACAGAGAAGCGACTGAGACCATATGCGGGCGCACTTACAAGATGAGGACGCATCCGGCAACGGAGGTGATCGATCTAATGAAAGGCTTGGGGAAGTATCTGCCTCAAAGCGTTTTGCAGATCCTCATCATGGCGCAGGTGAATGCGAAGGCAGTGGAGCGGCTGAAGAGCCCCGAGGTCATGTCGGCACTGCTCGCGTCCGTGTATGGTCATCAGCCGCAAGTGCCGGATGGGGAGGACCCCACGAAGGACTTGAGCTACTGGGCAAGAGAATGCTTCAAGTATGTCTCAGTTTATCCCCTGCCATTCGGGAACGACATGACGGGGAGCGCTTACGAGCACTTCGATCAGCTGTTTTCGGGGAATCTCGGGGAACTAGTGGAAGTCCTGTTGTGGCTGCTACCGGCAAATTTTACGAAGCCCTCAACCTTGAGCCAGTCCCCGAGTGGAGACGACACCCAAGGGCAAGAGGGCGACACCAAGGCATCTTCCACCCTTCCATCGATCCGGCGGTACAATTCGCCTGCCAAAACTCCACCGGAGACATCGACATAGCTAAGCTGCATTTGCTCCAAACAGATCTAGATTACCTCGACTTGCAGAAGATCACGCGCATGCGTGAGGTTGCATCGTCTTGGCAGTCCGCGGCGATGTTTGACAATGACGACGCGTCGGCAGCGGCAGCGAGGAAAAAGCAGTAGTGGCGACCACGATTGCAGAGCTGCTAGTCGAGCTTGGGGTAGACGCAGACTCGCCCGAGATTGATAAGCTCAATAAGGCGCTAGAGGACACCGACACTCAAGGCGCTAAGTCATCCAACCGCATGAAGCAGGTTGGGAAGGCGATAGCTGCTGTTGGCGCGATCGCAGTGGGGGCAGCGGCAGGAGCGATCAAGCTCGCTAACGCGACGGCGGAGACGGGCGACCGTATCGCTAAGACAAGCCGATCTGCGGGCATCTCCGCAGAGTCATTCCAGCGGCAGGCCCACGCATTCGACCTTGCAGGCGTATCTCAAGAGGGGTTTCTCAAGGCTACCACCAAGATGCAGCTTGAGCTTGAGCGGGCGCGCAACGGTGAGCTGACGCCATTCGTCAAAACGCTCGACTCCATTGGCTTGAGCGTGGATGAGCTCGGCGATTCCGATATGGCGCTGATTGATTTCGTTAGCGCTGTTGGCGATATCGGCGACTCATCTAGGCGCTCAGCATTGCTATCTCAGGCATTCGGCGAGCGCATTGGAGCACAGCTAGCCAGCGCGGCAGACCAGGGCAAAGATGCTCTCATCGAGGCCGCTATGGCCACGCAGAACGTTTACACCGATGAGGATTTGGCTAACGCTGAAGCCTACATCGATGCTCAGACGAATATGAAGGATGCCCTCGCATCGGTAACGGCGACGGCAGGCAATGCGCTTGTTCCGGTGCTTACCGATGTGACGGACCGCGTTACAGCCTTCATTGTCGAGAATGAGGGGCTGATTCAGCAGGATTTGCCGGCCTTTATTGACGGGCTAGCAACCGTCATCGAGGGGGCTGCTGAGTTTACGGTTGAGTTCATTGATGGCGTTCGGTCGCTATCCATCGAGATGGACAGCCTCGATACAAACACCGATGCAGCATCCAAGACCCTAGTGGTCATGCGCGACACCTTCAATAGCATTGCAGACGCTGCGACGAGAGCGGCTGAGGCGATCGGGCTTGTCTCCGATGAGGAGGAAAAAACCCAGAAGCAGCGTGGGCTGACAGGCGCAAAGACTGTCACATACAAGAAGGGGCCCGCATACACGTCGCACATGAACATGAAGAATGCTGGGGATGCAAGGCGTATTAATCCTGATATGTCTGTTGCCGACCTAGAGCGGCTATCCAAGAGCGATGAGCTTTCACCCACAAATAGGGAGCTAGCGGCCTCATATATTCCGATTGCATTTGAGCGAGAAGAGGGGGCGAGGCGCGCTGACAAGCGGGCAGAAGAGGCGAAGCAGGAGGCCGGCAAAAACAAGGGCAACGGCAAGCGGCCAAGCGGCAAGAAGAAAAAGCATGTCCCAACCACTGCCGAGCTCATCGACGCAGCCGCTCAGGGTCGCTCAAGCGTTGGCGGCGTCGAAGCGCCTAGGCCAAACGTTGCGATCGCCATCACGAATAACAACAACTTTGAGAACACGTTTGAGATGCAGCCGATGGAGCAGCCACAGCAATATGCCGAGTCGGTCACAAAGCACATCCAGAAGCAGATCAATCAGTCCAACGTGGAAGCTAGCCGGCTAATTCAGCCGATCACGGTGAGGTAATGGTACAGGTCCCTAGCGTCCCATTTGCGGGTGTAAAAAACAGCAAGCGCGTAGGCATCTATCGCCTAGACCCAACGCTATCGACACCGCTACAGCCGGTGTTCCTGGACCTGATTCCGACTAGCTTCCCAAGCCCGCTAGCGGTTCAGTTCGATTTGGCGCAAACCATTTCGCGCACAACACGCTACACCATTACTGAAAACCAAGTCCTTGGATTCAGAACAATCACGAATAACGCCCACAAAGAGCTACAGCGCGCGAGCGTGAGCGGCATCCTTGACCCGTTCCCCATTGGCGTGGGTGGTGGCGTAGTTGAGCAAACTCTGCTGACGCCGCCGTCATTCGGCATCGTGCGCAAGGATCTCATCGTCAAGGATATTCTCTACCGGCTAGCAGATCGCAGAAAACCGATGCTTGTGGTGACGCCAGATTGGACGATGCCGCGGGCGTTCATTGAATCGATTACGGAGACGCAAAACGACGGCGACGGCGAAGTGACCCGGCTAAGCATTGAGTTCATAGAGGCACGCGTCATCATCCCCTTTGTCGGCGATCAGCTAGACGCAGCCGCCATGACGGGAGGGGCCACACAGAACGCCAATGCAGGTCCATCAGGGCCGGTTGAGGGCGTGCCATCGCCTGAGCTTGCAGCGGGGGGCCTCGGATAATGGACCGATATCCAGTTAATGAGCTGATCGAGGATGAGCCGCAACGGGTTGTCACTCGCTCGTTTGTGCTCGATGAGATCAAGGTCACGTTGCGGTTCTTCTGGACCACGCGCAGCGATGCAACGGGCACCGATCAAGGCGGGTGGATGGTCGATGTAGGCGACGCGGACGGCGAGCCGTTAGTGCATGGACAGGGCCTTGTTCTGTCGCAGGACATCTTTGATGGCTACCGGTACATCGACGGCATCCCACCGGGCCAGCTCTTTATCTATGACTCATCGCAGCAGGGCATTGAGCCCGGGCTAAGGGATTTCATCGACGGCCGGGTTCAGCTCTGGTACCGCCCTATTGCTGAGGTGGTCTAATGGTCCTGATCCCGCGCTTTCTCAATGTCTCCGCGATTGCCGCATTCCCGGGTGTTGCGATCACGAACATTGGGTTGCCTAATGGCGCTCAGGAGGGGCCGCGCATCTCGTGGGACATCATGACGGACCTGACGACGCGGCCAAATCAGGGCGTCGTCGATATCTGGAACCTATCCGGCCCTGAATCGCAGGCGCTCGCTGAGGCTTACCAGCAGTCGCTAATCGCTGCCCCCGGGACATTCAAGCTCACGCTGTCCATCGGTTGGGATAGCAAGGTCGGAATCGTCACCATTGCGGACCCATACGAGATTCAGCCGGACTATGCGCCGAATCCCGTGGACCGCATTATGCGCATTACATGCGGGGACGGTGGCCTCGGGCTGCGCGACGGGACCATCGGAATGTCGCTAGCCGCGGGGGATTTCTCGCAGATGCTGCAAGTGATTGCGGTGGGCCTCAAGGCAGGCATTGAGCCCGCATCGCTAACGGTGTTTCAGTCTGCAGCCGCTGCTGCTCCTGTGCAGCTGTTTGAGTCATTCACGCTATACGGCGACCCCAAAGAGATCATGGATCAGCTTATGGAGTCCCTAGGGCTCCAATGGTGGATCCTAAACAGCACAATCATCATCACGCTAGTAGGCGCACCCATCGCAGGGCCCCCCGTCATTCTCGCGCCGCAGACTGGCCTTGTGCACTTCGAGGCACAGAGCGATGGCAGCATCTTGCTCGATGCCTTGGCCGACCCCAACGTGATCCCCGGGGTGGCGATATCCGTCAACAATGAATTCGGAATCCCCATCGCCGATGGGCTGTTCCGCGTATTTTCCGTGCGATATCAAGGGGATACGCGGACCGACTCAAAAATGACCATTCGTGCTAAAAAGGCATTGATAGGCTTCTGATGGCGCGCGCGAATCAACAGCGACAGAGCGATTTCGACCAGAGCGAGGTTGAGCTCGGCAAGTTGCTAACGGTGTTACGTCATCAGATACGGTTGAAGCTAGATATCCATCTTCCGGCAACCGTGATCGCATACGACTCCGCCACGGAAAAGGCGCAGGTGCAAATCGGCTGGCTGGAGATTTTGCGCGACCTGCAAAGCCCCCTGCCCAATGCTGAGGTTCCGGCCCCGCCAAAGGTCATCACATGCCGCGTGGCGTGGATGGACAACGGGATAGGCGACGGCAGCCGATTCCCGATTCCGCCCGGCACAACGGGTACTGTGAGCGTCTACGATAGGGACCTGGGCACGTGGCTGCTCAGCCCTCCCGGGACGCCGGTTGACCCTATGTTTTCGTGGAATCACATGCTCAAGGATTCCACGTTTTCGCCGGACATCAGGCCAGATACGGTGCAGATCACGCCAGTGACAAATCAGCTCGCACATGTGGTCAGTGCATCGGCAAAGCTCATTCTTGGCGGTGAGACGCCCGGCCTAGTCGAGCCAGTGGTAAAGGCTGGCCTGCTAGAGACATTCTTGGCAGCGGCGGCAACCGCGGCGTCAGCGGCTGCTGTGCCAAACGATGGGGGTGCGGTGGCATTCACGACGTTCGCAAACATTATCAGCGGGGGTGTACCGCCCGGCCTTGCAGCTTCGGCCGGGTCGCTGAAAACGGAGACGGAATGAGCGATTTCAAGACAAATGCCGAAGGCGATCTCGACCTGACTGACGCAGCATTCTCGTTAGTCGATGG